AAGCATCAAGCCCCAAGCTACAAGCATCAAGCTTCAAGCCGCAAGCGACAAGCTCCTCAATAAATTTTCCCTCATAAAGTTTCAAGCTACTAGAGGCGAGGTGCATTGCTAAGATAAATGTATTCTCAGGATGCTTTACATGGAAGGCAATTTGATGTGGTGAGAAGCGTAATTTATTACCCTTCGTTACTTTTAGTTCAACTGTAAAAAATGTGCCAGAATTATTATATCCCAACAAATCAGGGGTTCCTAAACTGCTTGTATTTTCTATCTTTGTCCAATTAATTTGAGGTGTATTTTTTTTCCAATAACGCCATAATCCAGCCTCATTTTCGACCATATTTTACCGTAATGTCTTAGGTCTTGCTTGTATGTTAAAATGTATAAATCTAAATGGATCAATACCATTATCTACACTGAATTGATGCGGCAGCCATGAGTTAAACATTAAAAGTGTGCCAGGTTTGATAGATACAATCTGTCTTTCCATAGCAGGACATAGTTTAGAATGATCCTTAATAGGTAAATTCAACATCATACGACCTGGACGAGGATCGTGAAATACTGGTCGTGATGTCCTTTCAGAACACTCTACAAAATAAAAACCAGAGATATGATTGTCCCAATGAACGTGAGTATCTTGATGTCCACCACCTTCAAAAGCAAACTTCTGTATCCACATTTCTGTATAATCTAATATGTGACTAGACAAATCAAAACCTTGATCTTCTAAAATATTTCTACCTGTATTTCTAATTAACAACTCAAACTCTCCAAGTCTATCATCTTTATATAACTCAGGTCCAGAATGATACGACATGCCATGATCTTTTATTTCAGCATTAAATCGTTTTTGCCTATCATCAATAGTTTGTTTTGCATCTGCTATTGCTTTGTCTGTATGTTCATCACATACAGCCATAAAATCTTTATCTTCTAAATATTCTGGAAGCTGTGTTTGATAGAGTAATGTATCAAACAAAGATACAGTTTCAATATTACTCATTAAAGTATAATACCCCCATGATCTTTGACAACTTTACCCATTGGGGCCTGTTCAGGTAGGACTTCAATAACAATACGATGAGATTCTCTTGAACCTATGATCTTATTTTCTAATAACTTAACTGATTTAATATCGTGATATACACCATCTGATGTCCTAACTTGCATTCTTGCATGTTTAACTGTCTCTGATTTTAAAAATTTATCTAAGACTTGTCTTATTAACTTAGCGTCAATCATGACTTGCTTTTTACAACAAGTTACGTTATAAGTCAACTATGGGTTTACCAAAAAAATTAACAGAAATGCAAATTAAGTTTGCACATGAGCTTGTGACTAACGAAGGTCGTAAGTATGCATTTGAATGTGCCATCGAAGCAGGCTATGCAAAAGACAGAGCACGAATCACAGCATCAGAATTACAGAATCCAAAAAAGTACCCTTTAGTTGTTAAATACATAGGTGAGATCAGAGAAGAGTATCAAAAAAAATATGATGTCACCTATGGAAGACACATCACAGAATTGGGTAAGATAAGACAAGCAGCTTTAAACAAAGGTGCATGGTCTGCAGCAGTTAATGCAGAAGTTGCACGAGGTAAAGCAGCAGGATTATATATTGAACAAAAAATAATTAGAACTGGTAAGTTAGATGATCTATCCGCAGAGGAACTAGAAACAAGAATGAAAGATATTGTAGATCAATATTCACCTATACTTGAAGGTGTTGAAGCAGAAGATATTACTAAAGAAGTAAAAAAGAAAGTAGAACAGTCAAGACTACCAAAAGTAAAAAAAGTTAATTAAGTCTTTTAATTGACACTATCACTGACGTTGGAATTATAGTTGTGTTGCCAATATTATCGAAAGTTGGTTTGTCTTTTGTTTTTATATAATCAGTAAATATTCTAGTGACGCCTTTTTTCTGACTTAACAGATAACCTCTAGAAACACATGTTGGTAATTGTTCTCTATTTAAATCTTTTGTAGAACTCCAGCCGGCATCCCCCTCGATATCAAACCATTCTATAACTACAAATGGATATGCATCAATCTTGTTTCCTAAAGATTTTATATTTAAAGGTATAGTTTTTTTGTTTTTTATTTTTCTTTTGCTCTTTTTCTTTTTCTTTATTTTTGGCATAATAATATTCAGGATTGTGTTTTTTATTGAATGTATCCCAAAATTCTTTTTCTGTCATCATAGATATTACTGTGCCTAGCATACTTTGCTTCTTCCACATTTCTTCCACATTTTCAATGTTAAAAAAGTGTTGGCTACTGCGGCTTTCTACATTTTCCACATTTTTGATTTTAAAAGTGTGGAAGCTACTTTTGTTGTATAGTGCGAAAAATAATTAATTTTAATTTTTTTCTACTAATAAAGACTTAAAATACTTTTAAACATTTTTATGCCTCAAAACATTTTGAAAAACGTGGAAATGTGGAAATTGATTACTTTCCTTATATACCAATGGTTCTAGCATTTTGAATCTTCCACATTTTCCACATTTTTGCCTGTTACTGTAAATTCTATGCGGGTTTTTGATACCATTTTCCACATTTTTGTTCTCGAAAACAAAAAACTGACAAACTGTCGCATACTTTTTGCTGTGTTTTTAAAAAATCTTCCACATTTTTAAAAAAAAATGCACTAAAAAGTGACTATGTGTACGTCGAATTCTGCTACAATCCGCCGCACTCGTGCCTCGTTTCTGCCACAATTGCCTTAGTTCTACCACAATTTAAATTGGTTTTTCTGGGTCATAAAATTCATATTTTAAAGTCAATTCTTCACCAGGATTAATGTCTTCAACCACAGTTATAACCCACTTATCAATTCCAGGTTTAATTCTTATCTGCGACCGATGACAATTAGGTTTTACATTATGATTCATAAATCCACCCAACGGAGTTCTAATTATTATGTTTTCATTCTCTTCTTCATTAATAGAGTTGACGCCCGATACATCGATCCGGTAATGAGATTCGCCTAATTTACAACCACGCAGCAGTTCCTTTGAAGTATACACTCCTTGTCCTTCTATCTTAGATAGGCCAATATATAATCCATTAGGTAAGGGTCTATAGTACATAATATTTAAAATTTGAGTTAAAAGAAATTACAGTTTTTCTAAGATCACCATTAGACATAGAACCATGCAATAGGTGCGCTGGAAAGGTAATAATCTGGCCTTCTTTTACCTTGTAATTATACTCTTTTTTTCCAACTTTTATAGAAGTTTTAAACTTAGGGTCCGGTAGTTCTAAGAAATAAACATTGGTATAGTTTGCAAGACCATGGGTATGATAATCATGAGTTGAGTTTTTTTCATACTGTTGAAACCATGCATTACCAATAGTCCAATTTCCAGCATTAAAATATTTTTTTTGTTGGTGCATAATATCAGTTGCAATATTATCATAAAAATACTCTAGATATTCTCTTTTAAAATCCTTAGGTAGTTCCCAATCTGTTTTAGATACTCTATGTAAAGATTTATTAGGCATCTTACTAATTAAATCCAGTAGTATAGGTTTATGTTTTTTATGATTTGGAACATCTATTGTAATAAATTCTGTTTGTATTTTTTTTATGTTCATAAGTTCTTCACCTATATAAAATTAATATTTATATTAATCCTGGAATCTTTATCGGTTTGAGTAACAGATCTATGTTTTAATTTACCATCAAATACACACAGCTGATTCGCTACTGATTTTACAATAGGTCCATTTTCAAATTCCGTATAGCCATTATTTGTATTTAAAGAATATAAAGCAACTTTATGGTCTTCCTCACTATCTGTATGATAAACATGTTTTATTTGATGTTTTTGATTGGTATAAAAATTTAATTTTGCTCTTATTAAATTTTTAACATTTAAAGGTTTAATTAAAGGTAATACAATTTTTTCAAAAAAACTACTATTTACACCATTGTTATAAAAAATATGATTAAACATAAAGCTATCTTTTTTATTGCGGTAACTTACATTATTTGTGTAATATAAAGGAAAATAATCTGAATTAATTTCTTTGTTTAATATATAATAAGTTTCATTATCTAAATAATTTTTTACAATCTTTAAATCCATGATTTTAGAAATAATTAAAATTTACAGTCACTCGCCTCTTTGCATCCGTACATAGACTACTTGAGTGTTCAATGCTTGGATCAAATAACACAATTCTATTAGCTTTCGGTATTACTTTTTTATCTTTAAAATAAGTTGCACCATTATTATCATTTACATACAATAAGCAACCTTTATGTTTAAATTTATAATCAATATGAGGTTTATTTATTTCTTCTTTATTATTTTTAGGGTAGATATTTGCTTTAATTCTAATTATACTATTGCACTTTAATTTTTGTAAAGTATTGATCCACAAGTCAAACCAATTACTTATCCTGGCCGGTTGCCTGTAAAACGTATGAGTAAAATAAAACTTATGACTTAAATCATTCTTGTTAGTAATATAATCATTGTAAAACCACGGAAAATTATCACTCATTAAAACATCACGAATCTTATTAAATTCGTCTTCTTCTAAAAAGTTATCTATTATTTCTATCATAGTATTGGTCAATCTTTTTTAGCCACTTCCATTTCCATTCTCGAAACTCGCTGCCATTCACTATAAACCGTTGAAAGAAATTATCTGGCGTACACATTAAAATTACCCCTTGCTCGATGCTCGTTCCAAAAATACAATCATGAGCAGTTGCATACGCTGCTAGCTGCAACTTATATTCATCTATCCACTCGGCACGTTTTGGCTTGTTTGATTGCTTAAAATCTATTATACTTTCACGCCCCTGATAAATACCACACATATCAGTTTGGCCTGCATATAGACCAGGATAAAATAAAGTACACTCAACACCCCATACTTCTTCCATGTCAGGAAAACCTTTCTCAATGATAGTTTGCCCCATGCTGCTCGCCTCACGTCCCAAGTCAGTCAAATCTAGTACATTGCCGCCCTTAACGTGATGTTCTAAGTATGTGTGCATCGCAGTGCCCCGTAGAGCTGCAGTATTCTTGACTCTATCTGCCTCTGCATTACCTACCCGTGCTTTCCACCTGGCCAAAGATTCAGCTTTCTCCGGGTCTTGCGTGCTTTGTAGTATAGTCGTAACAGATGGTAATTTTTCGTTACCTATAGAATACTTACGCACCCCATCAACAGATGATCTTACAGTCTTTGGGTACTCATATAGTTTATTCCAATTCAATTTTTTTACTTTCAGCGTTAGTGCTTTTTAAATTTTTAAAATATTCTCTAGCTTGCATCATATTGGATTCTAACACTTTTGTCCAAATATAAACTGTTTTAGATTTTTCATCTAATTTTTTACAACACTTTATAGGCATCCATGTTTTAATGCCATCAATTTGAAACCTGATTGCTTTTTCTCTTTTCTCTAGCAACTCATCAAAATTAATTTTTGTATGATAGTATAACGGATCTCTATTATAACTCATTATCTTCCTCCTTTCCATCTATTGTTCTTTTAATCTTCATATTTATAATACCACCATCATGTAAATTGACAGTAAAGTCATCAAACCTAAAAAGGTAAAAATAAATACAAAGATATGATTCATATTGTTCTTTTCATCCAAACTCTTACTATGTTGACAACATCAGACAATCTTACTTGATTCTTTCTATTGTTACAACCCACACAACAGAATACTATGTTGCCTTGTTTATAAGTTTTAGTAGAATCTAACCGGTCAATTGAAAAATTAGACTCAACACCAGCACGTTTGCGTGCAGTATTTTGTGTTCCTCTAACACCTAGTGCTCGTTTATAAGTCCAAGGTTGTTTGCAATACTCACAGTTTCGACCAAAGTCTTGTATATATAACATCAACTCATCATATAATTCTTGTTTAGTGCATTCTGGTATCCATTTAATTCTAGTATTCTTTTTCTTGTGTCTTTGAAAAATACCACTGATAACTTCACCCACATAACCTCTCTCTGTGTTAATATACTTGTGATCCGCTAATGCAATTTTCTCTTTATTTTCAGCACGATACAAGAGTTTTCGTTTCTTGTCACAGGGTATACAACAAAAATTATATTGACCATTGTGACTTAAATAAAAATTATTTAAACTAAGTTTTTGTTTACAAATACTACAGTTTTTTATTTCCAGAAATTCTTTCTTTTTTATTACGTTTAGATTGTTCATAACTTTCCTTTAATTCATCTTGTTCTTTTTTACCAAATATTTCATCAAAATTTGTCCTGTATGTATTATTAGATGGACGTGATACACCATCAAACGTTCTGCCTGATGGTCTTTTTTTCATAGCTTTCATATCTCTTGTACCCTCACTTTTTGATTGCATGTATTTTACCTCTGCCATTGCTTCTTGCTTTCTTTTATTTGACACTCTTTTTATTCTCCCAAATATTATTATTAAATACTTTAATCAAACGAGATATTTCAACTATGTATTCTTTACCGTGTTTATCTTTAAATTTAACTTTACAATCATCAACAGGTAATTCAGTTTTACCATATAACAACACTGTTTCATTAGCCATAGTTTACTCCGGGTTTACTATTTCTTGTAACAATACAATTCTATTTTGTGCTTGAATAATTACATCAAGATGCTGCTCGACTCTAACTAATAGTCCAACAGATAATTGTGATGGTAATAAATCATCTGTTTCCATAGACAAGACTCTTTTTATTTTTTCTTGTTCATCTATGATAGTATTGTACTGTCTTTTAATAACTCTTTTTACTGTTAAGTTATTCATTTTTTTCTCCTTCCTTTTGTTCTTTAAAATGATTATTTAAATATTTAAAGTTAATTGAATCACTTACATTGCCAGACACTGACACCCTTGTGCAATCACTTTTAAATGGAAACACCCAATGTTTTAATGCTGCAGGAAATATAAACATATCTCTTTCTTGTGGAAAATGTGAATGGTGTGTTATGTAAGTTCTTGGTCCTTCACCATATATAAAAGTTATACCCCCAGGACCTGCAGAACGGCCTTTATAGGCTGCTTGCTCCTTCTTTAGAGCTTCTGGTATGGTTAAATAGATAACCCAAGATAATGCCCCACCATGATCGTGAGGTGGATTAAAGTCACCTGGCCCTTGAAAGTTACACCATAAAGAATCTAATGTGTACTGTTGTTTAAAATCTTCAGGTTTTGTAGTAACTTCTGGCGACCATTTAAATTGTGCATCAGCATACATATCAAACATTTGGTTAAAGAAAGGTAGAAATATTTTACTATCTCTAAATCCTACTTCTTTTTTAAGCATACCCGCTAACTTGGGTTCAAAATCTAATGTGCTTGCTTTTGCTTCACTTAAAAATTTAAGTTTTATTTCTTCTGTTATCGTTGTTTTCATCAACAAAGGACCCCATCTAAACATTTGATACTCTAGTCTAATCTGTTTTTTCTTTTCCTCAGTCATTTTTTTTTCTCCATTTCTAATACTTGCACGTATTCATTTAAACGATCTATTTCTTTTGCAAGAGTCCAATTATCTTTTTTTAGTTCTTCATTGTTTTTTTCTAATCTTTCTATTATTTCTTCAAGATCATTAGGTCCTCTTATATTATTTTTCTTTGTCATTATCTTTCTTCTTAAACACTTTTATAACACTGATAGGATTAGGTTTTTTTTCCATCCCACCATAAACACCAGCAGCAATGTTTATCATATTACTGCTTGAACAATGGCTTAAGCTCAACATAAGAATCAAAATACTCATTAAACTCTTTATCATGTACTTCTCCTTGCGAATTGCAAAGGTTACACTGTGCAACCACTGGCACACGACCTTCTTCAATTGAAAACTTAACAAAACCATTACCATTACATTTAGGACAAATTTTATCTTTCATTACATTACTACTTTTTTTGGTTTATCATCCTTACTATTTTTTTCTTCAATTGGTTTTAAACCTACTAACATTAAAATCAAAGCATACACTTCTGAGTATGGTTTATTTTGCATGTAAGCTAAAAGTTTTTTTCTTTCTTCTTGAGATATTTTATACATGTTTTCCTTTTCCATTTATTTTTTTATTTTTTCTTTTTTTCTTAGATGTTATTTCTATTTTTTCTAATTCTTCTTCAGAAATTTTAAATTCAGAAGCTGCTCTATTTAATAATATAGAAACAACTTTTGATAATGAAATAATTCCATCTTTAACAAGTCTATTTTTTGATAAGATGCGTCCCTTCTTATAAGAGTCGTGATCTATAGAAATATTCTTGTACTTGCTTATATCAGTCATATATTATATCCTTCCTTTCATATTTGAATATATATTAACCCACAATATAGGATATTATCTTAATAAGTCAATGACAAAATTTATTTTAACAATGTTTATTTGTAGCGCTATTGAAGGAAATCAATGTAAATTGATACCTACTCCTATAAATGAATTTAAAACATACCATGAATGCGCTTATTTTGGATATGATTACTCTAGTATATTATTAAAAGAATTTGATCCTAATTTTGTAGATACTTATAGAACTTACACAGCTTTTTTTTGTAAGGAAAATCAAACTATATAATTACTCACAAATAAAACCTTGAACTGTACCTCTACCATCATTTAAATACCAACCTTGTTTCATACCATCTCCTTTGTATGTAGATATAGCTTCACGATGTTCGTCGGCCAACATCAAACATTCATGTATTTCCATTGATCTACTTAGATCGTATTTTTCTAGAATTACTTCTCCGTTGAATAACAGAATCATTATTATCAATGTCTTCACCATGATTAAATTCCCTTATTCTTTTATACCACAGGGCTTTAAATTTTGGATTTTTAGTTTTGTTCCAATTATTTGCGGCTTCGTCTATTTTTTTTAAAGAGCTCATTATCTGTTCCTTGTTCAATAATGCGATTAATGTTAGCAGATTTTAATTCTATGTCAAAACCATATTTTCTCCATGCTTTTTTCATAAGATTTAATTCTAATATAAATGTAGACCACTGACTTTGTGAACCACCGTTAACATTTATTGTGACTGTTTTCATGTTATTTCCTTTCTAATTTATATATAGGATATATTAGGATGTTTGTCAACCTCTACCTTGACCACGATATTTACGTTTTTTCTGTCTTTTTGCTGATTTATTAGGACTTTTTGAATGCCTTTTTGGCCTCTTACGAGGTTTTTCTTTTATATAATTACTTGCTCCGAAGAGTGGTTTCTTTTTCGCCATCTTTTATCACCATTATTGGTATGTATTTTATTACTCCATTTACTTTTTGCTCTAAGTCTGTACCACAAGTCATACATCTATAATATTCTTGAGTTATAGAAACTAATAAAGTTTCTTCATCACATGTTGGGCAAACACCATTAATTATTTCTGGTGTAAATTTAAGTTTACTTTTAAAAAAATTACTCACACTAAATCCTTTGCTCTTCCTAATATAGGTTTGTATTTAGTTTTACCTTCTGATCTGTAAGCCCAAAGAAAAGAAGCTCTTGGTTGATCCGGTACCCAGCTACAGTGGATCCATCCGCTGTTAGGTTCACCTGGAGTGTGGAACTCGAGTATGAGCTGGTCCGGCTGAAGGTTAGATTTAATCCAATCAAAAAGTTCAGCGTTGTCAACTCCAATACATTCGAAGTCCGCCGCTTCAGCTTTTGAATGCTGGCTATTGACTGAACTACCTATGGCGTGGCATAATTCTGGTGAACGGAATCCGCTAGTAATCTTAACTCTACCAAAATGATCTCGAACTGGCTGTAAAATATTTTCACACAAATCTTTCAATTTTTCAATTTGCTCTGCATTAGGATTATTATTGATACCTTTCCTAATTGCTGTATCTGATTTAATTAACTCTGAAAGAGTAAAATTACGGCTTAAGTTCATTATTTTGCTAATGGATTGCTTGTGCTTACTTTTATTTCTTCTATTTGTACTTTAAGTAATTCTATTTGTTTTTCATTAATTAACATTTTAGTGTGACTATGATCAGTATTTACTAAACTTTCTAATGCAGTAATTTTTTCTTCAATTACTGCTATTTGTGCAGAGTGATCAGTAGTAGATCTATTTTCTAATACATTAATTTTTTCTGTAAGTTTGCCATAAGTTGCAAATCCACCACCTATTGCAACTACTGCTGCAATCAATGCTGCTATGCCTGCGAGTTGATCTTTAATATTTTTTTATAACTCTTTTTAATATTTTAGCCTGACCTGCGTGTAATTTAGAAGCTTTTTTTAAACCTTTAATTACTTTTTTTACTTTGTTTTTTTTATTCTTATCCATTTTTTAATACCTCTAGTTCTATTAAAAGCTGTTGTTTCTTAGAATTTATCTCTTCAAGTTTTTTAGCTTTGATTTCTATCTTATCATTTTGAATATACGTTGCAAGAGTCTTATCTGAATAAATTAACCTATTATCTATAAGGTTTAATTGCTCTAAATATATATCTTTTGGTGCATAAAATGCCACATTATAGGAATCTAAAGATAATTGATTATCTACCATTGCATCCATTTTTATTAAATTTTTAAGTTGTAAATTTTTTAAAGGGTTTTTTACTTTGGCATCTACTTTAGCCATTATAACTTTTAATTTAGGTTTAACAGTTTCTTTCGATTGTACCTTTTTTTGTTTGGTATTATTTTGTTTTGAAACAACGGATGTTGTAGCATTCTCGCTAGTAGATTTCTCTTCTTCAGGTTCTTTACTTTCTTCTTCATTTTTAGCTTCTACCATATTTTTTTCTTCTTTTACAGATTCTTCTTCTTTTGGTGTTTCTTCTTTAGGTGCAGATGCTACTTCCATAGGTGGTGGCTCCTTGCTGCTCGTCTCTTCCTTCTCTTGTGGTGGTGCACTCATCATAGGTCCAGTTGCCATAGCTTTAGGTTCTTCTTCTTTAGGTGCTTCTTCTTCCATTACAGGTTTACTTGTCATTGCAACAGGTTCCTCTTCTTTCATTTCTTCTATTAATTCCATAGGTGGTGGAGGTGGTGCTAGTTCCTCCATTACTTCCATAAAAGACATTTCTTCTTCTTGTATCATTGCAACCATTTCTTCTTTTAATGTTTCAATAGGCATTTCTTCCATTACAGGAGCAAACATTTCTTGAACCATTGGTGCTTCCATTATAATAGCTCCAGTTGAAGTAGAAGCTACTTCAATCGTTATACCTGTTTCTTCTATACTAAGTTCTACTCTAGCTTCTTCTTCTAAATTACCTGATGCAAAAAACTCTTCTTCAATTATAGACTCTAATCCAGATATAATGTCATAGATTTCATTCTCTGTAAGTTCTGTTGTATTTAATGCTTCGTTAATAACTGTTCTTTCTTCTAGTGTTAATGCCTCGTGATCATCTATTGGAAAATCTAATAGTAGTTCTGCACCTAATAGGTTGGGTCCTCGTAAAGCTGATGTACTTTGTTGCCCATCAAACCCTTGCCAGTACCATTCATAACTAGCACCACCAGTGCCATTCCAAGTTAAACTATCTTCAAACTTAGCACTGTTTGCATTATAACCTGCATCATTGAGTCTTGTAGTTGTCATGTCAGCTAATGTATTTCCATCAGCATCTTTAATTTTTAAATGAAGAACATAGCTGTCATCAGCACCACTTGATTGACCACAACTAAAAGAACTTGATCCATCTTCACAGTTTTGAACTGTAAAATAAGAATTTAATATTATGCCACCATCTAATTTATTTTGTGTTGCTGTATATGTTGTGCCAGATTCTGTACCTGTTACGCCAACTAAAGTATCTCCTGCTGATACTTTCATGTCACGACTTGATTCTAACTCTCCATTAAATGCTCTACCACAATGGCCATCGATTGTTGTGTCACAAGTTATAGTAAATCCGTTGTGTGTAGAATTGTTAGATAAATTACCTGTGCCTGAGTTTACACCATCTAAATTATGGTTATCCATATTAGATGAAGTTGTTCCTGCGTTTGGTAATATGTTTGTAGATGTAGCTGTATCGTTTTCTGCAAATACACTAGTTGTTAATAACAATAATGGTATTAACCATTTCATTCTATTATAAGCTTCTTGATCGATTTTGAGCCATCAATATTTTGTTCTAATTCTGCAGAACCCTTCCAGCATTTATACATGACATTTTCTGAGTATTGTCTTTCAGCCTGACGTTTGCCACGTAAACATTGTGCCATACCATCAATTTGATAACGGGCTTCCTTAATTTCTGCGTTTACAAACATCAACAAAGCTACTACAGATTCTATCATTGGCCATTACCATTTTTGTAATGCATATCTCTACTAGAATCTTTTAGTTCTTCAATATCTTCTAAAGCTTTTTCTAATTGTTTTGTTAAAAATTCTATATTTATTTTATTTAAAGCCATAGATTCAATGTGCACGTTTAATTTATCTGTAGTCTTATAAAGATCCTCGATCATCATGAATTGCTCAGAATCAGCGGGTAATGAACCAAGTTGACCACGTGGCCATTTTATTCTAAACTCTGTATTCTCTATTAAATCTTTTTGCATTAACTCTAATTTTGTTGAGTTTGAATTTAATTTTTCCTGAATACCAAAAAAAGCCCATGTGCCGATTGCGACGAGCGCAATCAAACTGGCTACCGTTTTCATTGGCATTTGTACAGCTGCTTCTTCAGATATTCTTAATGGTTTAGTCATTTTTTCCTCATGTAATTTTTAGATGGTTCATAGTCCCATCGTTTACCATGATGTCCTCTTAAATCTGCGTACCACATTCTTAAACGAACTACCCATTTTCTTACTGGTCTAGGCATCTTTTTTCTTTTTCTTTCCACATTTACAACGTGGGGCAAATAAAAAATCAGTTATTTTATCACAAAAATTGTCAATAGCTTCTAGTGTTTTAATAATATATTTATCTAACATTTGGTTTTAATTCTTCTATCTTAATAGTTTTATCCATTTTATCTAATTCTTTTGTCATTTCCTTTTCTGCTCTTCTATCAGCTTTTTCTCTGTCTGTCATACGTTTAACATATGTCTTATAATCTGGTCTTTCATGACCATATTTTTTCCATAAAGCCATAGCTTCAGCACCAATTTTGCCATCAATAGGGCAAACGGTACCGGCTTGTTCCATTGCTTCAAACACACGCTCATCCTGGCAAAGAATTGCAACAGCTGCTACACGCATACCAAAATCATTTAATATTCTAGATAGTTTTAATCGTTCACAATTTTTGTCAATAAAATGTTTTCCACCACTGATACCAAGTCCAAATGTTTGTACACCTAAAGATCCACCTACTGCACACACATCTTGTGTCATAGAATTATATGACGGCGCTCCTGCTGTCGGCGGCGCTGATTTTATATTAGAATTAGATGTTGAATTAGTTGTTGTGTTAGATGATGATCCGGATTCATATGTTGTTGCTCCACCTGTATACCCACCTTCAATACTTGTGTTGGACCCACTTACGTTTGTTTGTGTTTCTGCTGGGTATGCAGGTCCTCCAAATAATGCTAATAAAGTTATTAATAAAACTAATACACCTGTAAAATAATAATTCATTTTGCTTATCTCCATTATTTTTCGTATGCAACCTCGTTTTCCCATGTCTTGTCTTCATCTTTTGTATCACAGATACATTTAGAGCATTCACAAACGTCGATATGTGAATCTTTTTCACAATGACAATCGTGATTACAATTTTTACATTTACTCATATTAACCAACCCAGTTTTTAACAATATTTGTTAACCAATCCCAAACTTTTCTAATTGGTCTTACAATCCATTTTTTAATCATTTTTCTTCTCCTCTATTTCGTAGAAAAATTTATCAGTATCTTCAGTTTGCCACTTACCAGAATCTTCTACGTTCCACTCTGATGTTTGCACCTTCCAATCAGGGATATTATCTTTTACAGTAAAAGAAGGTAGGTCCCATATACATCTATTGTTAGGTTGTGCTGCAAAATTGCCATCATCTAAGGCAATAATGTGAGCGCACTTATGTTCGTGCGGTATTTCCGAATGTTCGGTATCTAGTATATTACTCTCTGGATGAGCAAAGTCAACCGTGAATAAATAGGATCCGTGATGCCATTTCTTATCTTTACCTATATATTTACCTGATGTACCCTGTATTATATCCCAAATATGAACAGAAGGATAATAACTAAAACAATTCCAAAGTTGTAGTTCATCAAGTCTTTTAATGGGAACAGCTTCCGGTTGAAAATCACGTTGAATAAAAGCCGTAATTGGTAAACGATAAAAGATTGCACCGTTTTCCATAATTGCATGCCATAAGATAGCACTTCCTGCAATAGAGCTAATACCAAAGACAATACAGTCTTCAACTTCTCCATGATGTTTTTTAAGATCATATAAATACTCCTTTCTTATTTGTGCGTAGATTGGTGGTATGTTTGCATTTAAATAAGCCATAATAATTATCCATTTATTTCTCCCCAATTATCTCCAGATTCATAGTCAACTTTATTAGGGATTTTTAATGTAACAGCATTTTTCATAATCTCAATAATTTTTTTAGCTTGCTGCGGTGATTCTACAGAAATATCTAGTTCATCGTGAACTTGAATATGTGGTATGATACCTTCCTTATATAAATCTAACATAGCTTTTTTTGTCATGTCTGCTGCTGATCCTTGAATTAATTTATTTAATGCTTTGTAGGTATATGCTCTTCTAACTTTTGGTCTAATCCTTTTTATTTCTTCTTCCATCTCTAACCTTTCTTTTTCTTCTGGAGGTTGCTTTTCCGCTTCTAACTCAAGTTTATATTTATATCTCTTTTTTAACTCGGCTTCTTGTTTGGCTATAGACGCTGATTCCGCTTCTGCTTTAGTCATTGGGGGGCTGAGAACTCCAGGGTTATATTCATTCAATTCCCATTTATTAAACCTACATCTTCTTTTTAAAAGAGTGGTAATATATCCGGACGCTGCAGCGTCTTTAGAAGTATTATTCATTAAATCTTTAACAAAAGGAACGTGGTTATGATATTTATTAAATAATTTTTCCGCTTCATCTTTAGTCATACCTAGTTCAGCTTGTAGTTTTGCTTTACCCATACCATAAAATAATCCAAGATTAATAGTTTTAGCCTGTGTTCTAGAAATGTCTGCCATGTCTGCTACGGTCTGGTGAAAGTCTACTATATTATTATTAAACTCATCTACAATTCTTTTTACCTCTTTTTCTTGACGAAGTTTTTGACTTGATGCTGCATAGTGAACTACTAGTCTTGGTTCTTGTTGTGAGTAATCGAAACAACCCCATTTATGATTTTCTTCTGGAATAAATAATGACCTAATCTTTGGCCCTAGCTGCTTGTTTCTAGCTGGAACTTGTTGGAGATTAGGATTAGAATAAGAAAATCTTCCTGTAACTGTTCCCCCACCTTCACCTCTAATAGGATTAATATCTGCATGTATTCTACCTTTATACTGATACTTGATAATTGTATCAATAAATGTAGTATGTGCTTTGTTAATCTCTCTAGCTTTAGCAATTTTATTAACAATAGGATGTTTATGTTCTTGAAGAAAATTTTTAGTAAAGGAAGGTGCTTTTGATTTTACTGTTCTTTCGTAAGGTAAATGAAGCTTGTCAAAAACTGTGGCAATGCTCCTTGCTGCCCATATTTGAGGCTCTATTTGTGTTTCTTTTTTTACTTCTAATAACAATTGCTTTTCTTCTTCAACTAATGTGGATTTTAATTTGTGAGCTTTTTCGACGTCTACACGCACGCCTTTAAATTTCATATCAATCAAACAAGGAAATAATTGTGTTTCAAGATTAAATACATTTGTTAAGTCTTGATTTTTAATCTCAACAGATAATTTTTTAAAAAGTTTTAAAGTTAACTCAGCGTCTTTTTCTGCATAAGCACCTACAAACATATCAGGAAGTTTCCACATCTCAGCTTTAGGATCAACACCAGCTTTAGATGCAGCTTCTTTTAAAGCTGTTTCATCTTTAACTTCACCTAACCACTCGTATGAAACACTGTTTAATGAATATGAAAATTTGTTTTCATCAACCAATGCTGCCATTACCATAGTGTCTACAATGTGACCCTTAATATTAACACCATATGCTTTTAACCAACAAACATCATACATTGCATTATGAAATATTTTTGTAGCAGGTAAAGCGCATACATCTTTAATCCAACTCATAACACTAAGTTCATCAAAATGATTTTGTTTTAGGTGACCAAAAGAATAATACCCAGACCAACCTTCTACTGCTACAGCAATACCAACAATCTCACCTTCACCAATTAGCGCTCCGGAACCTCGTAATTTTAATCCTGGATCTTTTGTTTCTAAGTCAATTGCAATATATTTATGGTCTTTTAAATCTGGAAAAGAAGTAGGACTGTTCCATTCTGTTTGAGCTGTATACATTTATTTATAATCCCTTTCGATAATCATTTCTATAAAGTGAATTGCTTTTAATAAATCTTGTTTCTTTCCTTTGTCTGCATGTCTAATAATATATTTTATAGCACATCCTTCAGGGTAAAGCAATTTGTTCTCTATTACAAACTTGCTAGGCTGAATTTTATATTTTTGATAATGTGATCCGCCAATTTGTTTGTCATATGGTTTCATATTATCTGTTCTCCTATCTTGTAGTAATTCGCTGTTAATGGTGCTAAAATATATAATTTTTGCATTGCTCGTGTTACGCCAACAAAAAATAATCTATGTGTAGAATCCGGATCTTCTGCTACTTTTTGTGATATCCATGTTGATTGGTCTGGTGTTCCATAATCTATACACAAAACAATATTTTCTCTTTCTCTACCTTTCGCGCTATGTATTGTAGACAGTTCTATTCTTGGATCTGTTGATAGGTCATCACCACTTTTTAAAATACTTTTTATATATTTTTTTACATCCTCATCAAAACTTAATTGTTGCCAGTCACCTTCAATTAATAAACCGTGTTTCTTTTTTAAAATATCTAAAGATATTAATTCATCACCAATTAGTGTCTTACCACCAGCATAACCGTGTTTAACGTGATTTTTGTTGTAGTTTAAATACTCCCACATATTTTTTGTATCTTCAACTGTCACCATTTCTCCATTGTTTAATTTGTTCCAAGTTCTGTAAGCTTCTAAAATTTTTTGTGGTAGAAAAGTATTTCCTTTACCAAAAATTCTTAAACCTTTCCTGTAAAAATGTTCTGAAAAATCTTGTAACAATTTGTTAGTCGTTGCTAAAATCATCCACTCTCCTTTATTAAAATCTAAGTCTTCTAAAAAACAATTTTCTATAAGTTTTCCTTCTTCATCTTTGGGATACCATTTCTTATCTACTCGTTTACTTATGTGAGTCAATATTTCTAAAGCTTTTCTATGTATTGTTTTAGGAACTCTGTAAGATTTTTCTTGGTCATCTCTTTCCCCTTCTAAATCTATAAAAATATTAGGATTAGCACCTTGAAATTTAAAAATTGTTTGATCATCATCCCCCGCAATATATGAGCGTTTACATTTGGACTCAATGTAAAAAAACATATCCCATTGCGAAGGATTTAGATCTTGAGCTTCATCAAGAAAAATTGCATCGAGAGCAAGATGCTTTTTTTTCTTAACAAATAAGTTAATCATGTCAGAAAATTCATACATACCGTTTATTTTTTTATAGTATTCAATATCTCTTTCTAATTGTTGTACAAAAAATATATCTACGGTACCTAAATGATAGTTTAATTGTATAGTTGCTTCTTCTAAACTAATTACTTTTGCTTTAGCGTATTGTATTACCTCTAAATTTTTATTTTTAGTTATAGTTTTTCCATAATCGTCTACATATGAATTAAAATTTACATTAGAATAAATTGGATAAACGTATTTAAATTGCTTCCATTTAGAACCTGTGAGTATTTGTTTTTTTGGAATTTGTAATTCTCTTTTACCTAATGCGTGTAAAGTTGATACATATAAAAGTTCAACTTTTGGAAAAAGTAATTCTTCCTTATCATCTTTAGCTGCTTGAATTTTTTTGTCACCATCTAATGCTGCAGCTCTACTAAATGTAACATAAGCTATTTTTTGTGGGTTAGTGTGTAAATCATTGATTTCTTTGTTTAAATAATGATTAACAAGTCTATAAGTTTTACCTGTACCAGGTGGTCCCATTATTTTTTTTCTAATTACTGCCATGGTTCTTTCTCCATTTCATATTGTTTTGTATTAGGTTTATCTAAATTAAGATGATCCATTTCTAAAACTCTATGAGTCTTACCATCTATTTTTGGACTAGTTTCTGTTGCTTTAAATAGCCGCTGTAACATTCTTAGTGTTTTTTGTTTTGGATATGTCTTGTCAGCCCAAGTTTTTGTTCTTAATAAATACTTCCAAAAGTTAGAAAACTTAAACATAGTAATGCCTTCTTTATCTGTAAATGCAACACCTCTTAAAATATCTTCTTTATCTCTACCTGGCGTTTTATTAATATATTCAGATAATATTTCAGTTAGCTGGACACTAATTTTAGAAGACTCTGGTGCTGTTATTGGTTTAGCATTTAACATTAATTTTATTAATGCTTTTCTCCATGCGTGTTTTGGAACAGGCATTAAAGGTTTTCCAATCTGTTCCATACATGCTACAGAAAATTTTTCTGCGTCATGAAGTGTCGCTCCATCTACTTCTACTGTAGGGCCATCTAATGAAACAAACCAGATCGGTGGTTCAGATTCATACTTTCTAATTTCTGTAATTTCTAAAGTAGGACCATCTTCACCTATACCAAATTCTTTTGTTGCACATTTTTTAGCACTACAAAAACTAGCTATTGGTTCATCTTTACATTTATACCTATACTCTTTATTTTCTAAAGATTTTTTTAATACATCAACTTCATTAGAACCTAATGGTGGCTTCATAAATTTTTCATCGTATATGTGCATACGACCTTTCCACTCATTATTTTGTGAATATCTTTTTTTAAGATATACACCAACATTATACATACAATTATTTCTTTGTCCGTTTGGAACTCCATCACTTAGTAAAGTAACTAGACATGGTGGCATACCTTTAAAGTAATCTAAATTTTCTTTTTCGTTTATAATAGCAAAATTGGTTAACTCTTCTTCTGTCATAGCCATTTCGCTATGATAATTAAAAAATTCTTCTAAAGACATTTTAATTCCTTTAGAGTTAAAAGCATATCGTATTGTATTTTTGTAGTTATAATATGGTAAATTTAAAAAACTTCCTGTGTCGCCTCTAGCAACATTAATGGTATCTTGTTTAGGATATATTTCTGCTCTTGCATAACCAATTTCTGAAGCTATAATTTTTAATTTTGTTCTCATTACAATCGCTGGAACAAAAGTTTTTGTAAAAACAAATATATGTGCTCCACCAGATTTAGAACGAAACACTATTGCTTTAACATTTTTTTCTTGTAATTTTTTAACAAACTCTTGATGATTTACCGGATATATGTCAACATCTATACAACCCCATTTTAATTTATTATCTCTATTAATTGGAATGATACCTAAACCTGGATCCTTACCTTCTAAATGATCTTGCCATACTTTTTCAATAGGTGGTTTGTGTATTATAAAGGAACTAGTTTTATTTTTACCCTTTTCATTAATCTCATCACTTTTTTTAGTGATACCATGGGCGATATCTAAACCTTCAAAAATATATATAAATTTACTTAACTCTTTCATATTGCTCTCTAATTAAACATGGGCGGCCTTCGTCTCCATCAGCCGCCCACTAATTACACTATTTGCTAGCTAAACTAGTGTAAAACTTTTTAGAACGTTCGTACAAAGCTTCGTCCTTAACTGGACCAATTTTGACAACGTTATAACCGTACCATTGATTACCTTTACCAGAATTTAAAACTGAAGTTAGTTTATAACTATGGCTAAAAGATGATGGATTGTATGGTCCATTTTTACCTTCAAAGGTAATAGACAACATCATAGAGTTCCATCCTCTGCTTATTTTACCTTGAGATGAACTCATAGATATCAAAGCTTGCTCAACAGAATCATCACTAACAATCAACACATAATGTTGACCAGTAGTTTGGATATAGTGACCATTATCTAGTCTGTCTTTACCCGATGAGTCTTTGGTTGTTTTTGAAAGAATATCAGAATCATCAGCATAAATGTTCTCTGGTCTATTAGAACCAGTTCCATAGTCTGCCCATTCTTGATACTCTAGTTTGTAATGGCAAGGAATAACTTCTATTCCTTTTGTTCCATCATACAATTTTTTTGTAACTGTATTTAAGAACATACCAGGTTCTGCACCTTCAACATAATTTTGATTACGTCTTTGTGCTTCTCCTGATCCATTTTGCAAAAGTTTTAAGATAGGTAAAGCCAAACTAGTTGTCTTTACATTCTCAAAACCTGCTGCAGCATCATCTTCAAACAATATTGATGAAGGCAATCCTGCGTCTTTCTTTACTGCTACTTGTTTCTCGTCACTCATTTCTATCTCCTTGTTATTTTTGTACTGTTACCCGCGTAAGTTTTAAATATGTCAGTTGGCATCTCACGTCCAGATTCAAGACGCTCCCTGACTACTGCTTTAAGTGTCTGGGGATGAAC